GAGGTGCTTTTGATAGACTTGCCTTGCGCTAGCAGCCAGAGGGCTTTTGCGGCTGCTTCTGGGTTCCAGAACTCCACACGCTGCCTGTTTCCATGTTCCTCGGCTCGGCGCATGACCTCTGCGAACCATTCTTGATCTGGTTCTGCGGTTAGTTTCTCGCTCATGGTGGTTAGTTTTACTTCAGCTTCGCGGCGTTTGCAATAGTTGAAGCGTTACCTTTTGTTTTTGATTTTCTAGTCTTTTCTTCTTCCATTGCTGGATTATATCCCCATTCAAAGATGGAATTTCCATCTGTGTAAATGTCTTTCGCTTTCACGCTTTTGCTAAAAATGCGATATTCTCCTTGCAATGCAGAATCACCATGATCTTTAGCGTATTGCTTGCTGGTTGTCACCCAATCACCAGAACGGAAAACATATTTTGACGGAGACCCAGTTTTTCTGGCCTCTTCTGCTACATCAACTGGAACAGCACGGTATATTGTGATACTGGCATTTGGGTTGTCTTTAAGGCGTTTGATTTTCTTCATTTCCTCTAGCCCCGCATCCTGCTCATACCAGTCTGGTCGTGTGTATACATCGGCAGGATATACTCCATTGCCAGTAAGATCATGTGCTGGAGCGGATTCAGATGTGGGTGCTGTATGCGTGCCGCGATAATCCTCTGGCATGAACCGCATCTGCCCAGTCTGCGAAATCTTCCGCATCTCTGGGGTGATTTCGACTTTCCAGATTGGTACTGCTTTGCCCTCGACTCTACCTTGTGATTCTAGCTGCGCCAATTCCTCTGGAGTAGCGTCAGACAGGTCGCCCATGTCCAAATCTTCTCTTGAGATAGATTGACCGATTTGCGACTTCTCCACCTTCCCATTCCACTGCTTGACATACTTGCCAATCTCCTTGGGTAAAATGTCATCATAGAACCCCCTCATTCCCTTGGATTCTGTTTTTAAATCAAGCCCTTCAAGATGATGCCAATCTCGATAACCTTCTGTATCTTTGCGCCCCTCTTTTGCTAGTACTTTTTCTGCTATTTCTTTTCCCGCCAACTCCTCAATTCTGTCAATATTGATGTCGGTTTCTGAAATAACTGGATTTAAATTATCGTTCAATGGATACGCCTCAAAATCAAAAGTTCCATCTGGATTTGGTTCGTAACTAATTCTTGAAAGTCTTTTGCTTAAATCAAATCGATCTGATTGTGTTGAACCAGTAGTCCACCCCACCCACTCCTTGCCAGAATCAACAGCATCACGCAGTGCGCGTTTGAATAGTTGGATGGGCCAAGTGGTGCGGAAGGGTGCGTCTGCAACGCTTCGTTCGTCTTGAACTTTCCGTATTGAAAATCGATGTCTTTTTTCTTCTGAAATGCTCTCATCAATCCATTGGCGCGCTTCGGCTTCACTTTTAAAATATGGTGATTCTCCGGTTGCGCTCACAGCTTTCCATTTGTCTTCTTCTCCACGATACCCCTTCTTCCTCCCCTCTTGATGCCTGTCGGACTGGAACTCCTCCACGAACAATCCCGGCCTACCATCCGCATCCACACGCTCGTTTGTACGCATGTGGGCAACGTAGTTGGGGATGTTGGGGAAGTGGGATGAGGTATAAACATTTTTATTTACTTCACTATCCTTTAGATTCGCAGCCCTAGAGAAATCTTGCCATTTTGCATACTGATCTGGGTAATTATCCCTCAACCAAGCAGTTTGATAAAGTGGATTCGCATCGGCAGGAAAATCTTGAAGTTTTGTTGCTTCATCCCAAGCTTCATCTCTTAGTTTTATGGCTTGTTCCTTGGATACTCCAGTTTTGCTTTGCATTGCCAGCACCACCTCGCGGTAGTTCTCTCCTCCGGGGAGTTGGTATTGGGCGTATTTGGGGTCACCCTTTCCTTTGGAATATGCTCCAGCAAAAGCTCTCCAATCATATTCTTTCTGCAAAAGTTGAGCGAAAAATGCCTTGTCTTCTGGGTCTGTTGCACTTTCCCATTGTGCGTATTGCTCTGGCATTGTTTCTTTCGCCCATTCAGATACAGACATTTCACTCACCTTTTTAGGTTTGCTTAATGTAACCTCCTCAAACCTCACTCTACCCTCATTCCGCAAGTAGTTCAGCAAATCCTCCTTGGATACCTTGCCGTCCTTCTCCAGACTCGCCAACGCCTGCTCAATTCCGCTCCACTTGATCTCATCGGCCTTGACTCCACTTCCCCTCGTCGGGTCGATGGTCGCCATGATCTGCTGCGGAGTTGCTCGACTGGGGACTTTGTCGGTGATGACGCGATCCAGTTGGGAGTAGAACTTGTCCTCGTCCACACCCTCTGGCATGAAGCGTGTCTGCGATGGTGCGGGTGCTTCACCCTCTGGCATCTGGCGTTGCTCTGGCATCCTCACCGCACTCACTGCTTCGTAGCTGAATGGCATTGCAGGATACTCGTCTGGCGACATTGGAACCGCTTTGCTGACACGATCTGCGCGGTAGGTGCGATAGACGTTATCACGGCTTTTCACACCATCCTCTAGGAGCATTGGGTTAAGAACTGCCTGTTCCTTTTGGTTGAGCAGGCCAAACATCGTGTTGATGAACTTCTTGCGCTGGTCTGCCTCGACAGCACCATACTTTTGACTGAAGTACTCAAGGCTATCCACGCCTTGCTTGTGGTAGTCCATCATTGCCTGCGTGTCGCTCAGGATCAAATCCACGTTGCCACCATAAAGCTTTTTGCCACGCTTGCTCTGTGAGCGTTTCTGGATGTTCTCATGCAGCTTGGTGACCGACATCAACCCAAACAACAGATTTCCGTCCTTGGAGATTGTAACTGCGACTGGAACCGTGTCGCGTAGCGTTGCCGCCTGCGGCTTATAAACAACCTTTCCTGCCTTGTTGCGGGTGGTGGCTGGGAAGTTAATCATCACCACACGATCTCCAGCACCCTTGCGGATTAGCTTGTTCATTTCGCGGATGATTCGCTTCTGCTCTGGGTTGTACTTGTTCTTGGCGAACATCTCGGTGAGAACATCGTTGGACAACCATCCGGGTTGGAATTGCCCCTCGTCATCGATGTGCGCCTCACCCTTTTCTGGGGCGTAGTTCTCATCACGCTTCCTCTGTAGGACTTCCTTGGCAGTAAGACCAGCAAGCGCACGTTCAAGCTCTGTAGCCCTGTCTAGTGCCACTGGCTTGCCGTCCTGCATGATAGGCTTGCCAGTGTCGTCAACCTTGACAAGTGGGTGAAGAAGCTCGGCATCGATGCCGTCAGCGGGGTTAAGGATAATTGGCGCACCAGAGTCTGGTTTATCGCTCATAAGCGGATCAAACTGACCCGGCACAAGCCCCGCACTTCGCCTGTTCATGTCGCGGAACATCTTGCTGGTGATTGGGTCACGCTTGACACCCTCTGCGTCTAGGATGCCGTTTCCAGTCACCCATGCACCATTCGCGTCGATCATGCCACCGCTCTTGAAGTGGAGGTCTTTGAGGACTGGGATGCGAGGCAGGACGGTCTCAAGGATTGACCCAAGCTTGCGCCTAGCAGCACCGCTGGCTGCGACCGCTCCAAGTTCCCCAGACTCTGCCATTGCAGCATACTGGTCCGCATGCTTTTCAATGAAGTATTCAACCGCGATCTTATCGAGTGGGTAGATAGCATCCCTCTCTGCGTTGGACATACCCTCGACACCAAGACGCTTGTAGTATCCATCGCGGAATGCCTCGAAATTCGGGTCTAGCTTTCCATCCCTAGAACGGAACAATCCACCAACCGTGTTATTTTTTGTATCACCAAGGAACAGGGCAGAAATGCCATTTTCCATGTTGTTCTTGATTATGGTATGGTGAAGCGTTTCGTGTGCAACCAGTGCCTTGATTGGGTTGGTTGACTTTACGTTGATGATTGCCGTATTGGTGTTAGGGTCGTACCTACTTGCGCCAGAGTCCTTGAAGATGTAGTTGAGTGTAGGGTTGGCGATTGAATAGGTTGCAATCGCCCTACGTGTTCCTGCTGGTATAGCCTCAAACAATGCCTTCTGGCGTGGATCGGTAAGGTCGCGTCTAAAGTTAAGCTCATCACCAATCGAAAGCTCACGCATGCGCTTCTTGGTTCCCATGAACGCACCACCAGCTCCAGCAAATGATCCACCAATAAAGAACGACTCAGCACTTGCTTGATACAGGGTTTCTGGACGCATGTCAGCACCATCAGACAGGTACTCAAACATCAAGTCCGTAGGTGCGGCTGCGGCAATACCACGACCCGCCCTGCGGATTGTGTCAGATGTGACACCACCAAGGTCCAGCATGTTGAATGTGTGAGCTACACCGCGACCGAAAGAACCCGGTGCGGTGTGTGCCGCCACACGCTTCCAGAATGGAATCTGACCACGTACATTTTCCATCTCTTTCCCAACATAACGGAATAGCTTCCCGTAGTTTGACAGAACCTTGCCGGTTTTGAGTGCAGCGGCCCCTGCACCGATAGCCCCGATAACTGGACTGCCTGCCAAACCTACGACCCCTGCCGCACCAACGGCTGCGGTGTACATTTGGTCAAGACCACGTTCTTGAAGAAAGTTTGTGACTGCCGTATCAGTCTTTGAAATAGTGCCACCAACACGTTCCAAGGTTGCGCCAACTGCCTTTGCTGGCATGGCACGCATCTGCCTTCCAAGTTCCATCGTCTGAAGAACCTTCTGTGAGTAGGCTTCTGGAATTCTGGTTGCCAAGCTATTGCGTTTTGCGACAAGATTGTCTAACTCCGATGTAATTGTTGGCAATGTTGCTCGTATTTTGTTTGCCTCTTCAGTTAGTCTGGTTGCTACTTGAGATGCTTGATTCGCACGTGCAACAAGTTCTGGATTAGATCCGGCGCGAGTGGATATGTCAGCGGCAAGTCTATTTGCTAGATTTACGCTTGCTGCCTCCTTGTTAAGCAAAGCATTGGCTTCTGCTACGGCAACCTTTCCTTGGGCAATTGCCATTTCTTGTTTTGCAATATCACCAAGCCTTCTTTGTGCTGTTATACTAATTCGCGTTCCAAGTGGTGCGCTTGTTGCTGCTTTAACTGCAAAATTTGCAGTTACAAGATTTTCTGGGCTTAAAAATAACTGCTGGAATGCTGCTCCTTGCCCATACTGCTTATTGAATTCATCTTCACCAAGTCTGTTTTTTACTTCATCAACTTGTTTAACCGCTCCATCAATGTTCAGAATCGTTTCAGCTAATTCGCCAGCATCTTTGTTGATGTAATTTTGTTGAGCATTCCACAAATCATATCTAGCACGAACCAAATCTTGATCAGCCTCGTCTTCAACCTCTTGTGGTAAAATTCCAGAAAGCACACTTTTTGTTTTGGCCTTGGCAATTCCAGCAATTCCAGAAAGACCAATCACGCCCCTAACGAATTCTTCATAGATCCCGTATTCAGAAGCCACCATCTTGTCGCGTAACTCTTGGGGTCTCCTGTCATCCATGCCAATTAGACTTGGCCAAGTTTGACTGTTGTACCATGCAGCTTGCGCCCCTTGTGACACACCCTCTGGTAGGCTCATTACGCCCTTTTTCAATAAGTCCACAACACCAGCACCAATTTCCCCCAATGATCCACTTGTGCGAATAAGTCCATCTTTCCAGAGGGTGTCAAAAATTTCTCTATTCTCTGGCTTGTTAACCCATTCGCCAGATATATCCTGCATTTCTTCTAATGGAGTGAGATAGGCAATCCCCTTTTTGTTGATCGTGCCATCCTCATTAAACACCCCAGAGTTTTTTAGGTGGAAGAACAACTCTCCTTTTTCTGTGGCTTTTCCTTCGCCATCCACAAAACCCAACGCCTTGATCTTATTGGCATCGAGTGGTTTGGCAAACACCTCCAGCGGAGACGATGCAATCTCTCCAGCATCATTACGCAGTGAATCAACCTCTTCCCCAACAATGTCCGTTACGGCTTGCTCGTATGGTGTGATGGACACCATGTCACCACCGAACTGCGCCTGTGCTTGATTTGCAAAGTTGGAAACAACCCGTGGCTCCTCTTGTGGAGCAACCATGCTTTCTTTGGCAACTGGAGCGGTTAGATCGGCAACCTCTTCTACTGGTTGCGGCTCATAAACGTACTGCTCCAGAGGAGTAAGATCGCGGGTGACAGGTGCTTGTACTGGCTTATTGTAAGCCTCAACCAGAGTCTCTGGTTGTAAAACATTTAATTGTCCTAGCGTTCTTTCAACGTCCTTAGACAGCAATTCAAGGCTGCTTTTGACCTTTTTATTGAATGCTGGCTTTTCTTCTTCGGGAACATTGTAAGACATTACCTTGCTTGTGGTTGGTTAAATCTGTTAAAGAATGAGTTAGCACCGCTAACAGTTTCTTCTTCATCCTCTTGATTTTGGGTAGTTTTGTCAACACCTTCGATTTGGATGTCAGCACCAGTTGACTGCTTGTATTGACGCACACGCTCTTCAATGTCCTTCTTGAATGCCTCAGCTGCCTTGAGAGCAGTTTCATTGCGTGTCGTAAGTCCAATTGGAATGAGGTATTTCTGTGCAGCAGACACCTCTCCTTCACGCGCAACAGAACTTGGGTCTACGGTCTTAGCATATGCAATGGCCATTTGGTATGGCAGTTGACCAAGTTGAGCAGAACCCTCTGGGCTTGCAATCTCAAATGTTCCGTACTTTTTAATTGCGTCAGAAAGCTGATTCGTGAACCTCAATGCAGCAGCTGCATTCTGTTCAAATGTAACATCTGCTTGTGTTTTCTTGGGTGCTTTATCCTCTTCTTTTACCTCAAGGACAGGAAATGATGACTTGGTAATATCTCTAGCCTTGTCTGGGTCAACTTGAGCAAGTGCAGTTATGGTCTGAACGAGAGATGGGTCAAACTTATTGCCGCTTGCAGCAGACTTTTGTGCCAGTTGGTTTAATTCCGCAATCGTGGCTGCGGTGAAAGCCTCTTTCTTCGCAGCATCTTCTGCGGTTGTGTCTTTTGGTCGAGTTGCTCCCTCGCCCTTAATGTTTGAGCCGTAAAACTTGGCAATCTCCTCAAAGTCTTTAGCGATAGTTACGTCCTTGTTTTGGATTTTATTGACTAATCCTTGTTCAAAAACATCAGCTTCTGCGTTAAAACCCCTAGCCCTCAAAAGAGCAATGCGTTGCTGTGCATTACTAGCAGCAGCACGAATGTTTGATTGTGGTGATAACAGGCTAGAAAGATCAACTGCCATAATATATTTGCTTTAGATTAAAATGTGATTTGCGATGGAGCGGACTCGCCACCTCCAGACGAGCCACTACCAGATGATGCTCCCATTCTAGCCTCGCGTTGCTTTGCGATGCTAATAGATGTCTGTGCTTTCATCATGTTTAAGGAGTTGTTGATCATATCGCTTGTGCTTGCGGCAATAAATGCACGCTCATCAAGCGGAACATTTTCGTCCTTGATGGCATCACGATATGATTGAAGTGATGGGGCTAGTTCTGGAAACAACTTCAACGCAGCGTCGATCTGAACATCGCTTTGCTTAATCAGCTTCTTCTTCTCCCCTTGCTGCTTGAAGTAATCCCCAACTTGGCCGATCAAACCAGACGCAACTTGATATGGTGCAGCTGCCGCCGCGCCACCTGCTGCCGCCGCCCCAGAATAGTCTGGGATTCGATAACCAGAAACTGGTACTTGTCCTGCTACTAATGCCATGATCTTATTAAACTGGTGTTGCGCGTGGAACTCCTCCAAACATATTTTTCAATCCCATTCCAGCAGAGAGTCCAAGACCGCTAAGTCCAGTTGCACCTGCGGCTCCTCCTGCCAGACCAGTAAGTCCAAGACCTGCGGAAAGACCTCCAGTAAATGGAATGGCTGCAAGACCGACAAGGTTTCCAATCATCCCTGCGCGAGATTGCCTTGCCTGCATATCAGCTTCATACTGGGCCTTATTTCTTGCGTCAAGTGCGCTTGCTCTTTCACGGGCGAGGTTCAATGGAAGGTTGTAATCAAGTTCCGGTCCAAGAGATTGACCAAGACCAAGAGCTGTTCCACCAATAGATGTTCCTGCCGTGTAAGATGCTGGGGTTGATCCAAGCATACCAAGTCCCGGTTGGGTGTAAAATCCACCTGCCAAGTTATAGCTTCTTTGTGCGGCATCTGCTGCTTCTGCGCGTTTGCGTGCCAATACACTTTCTCGGCCCATAGCCTCTTCGACAATCGCGGCATTTCCACCAAGTCGTCCTGCCGCTTGGAATCCCTCGCGGGCTTGTTGCTCGTAAGTCCTGCGCTCTTGTGGCGTTACTCCCTGCGCTGCCGCTCTGGCTCTTTCAGCTTCTTGCGCTGATGCTTGAACTGCTGCGGCTTGTTCCGGAGAAAGTGCCTCCATCAACCCACGGGTCAATGGTACTTGACCAGTCATCTGACCAAGTTCTTGGGCGCGGAGGTCTGCCATTGATTGCGCCGCCTCAGTACCAGCAGCGCGTTGTAATGCTTGAAGTCCTGTAAGTGCTTGACCGCCAAAACCAAACGCTTGCTCCATGAACTGTGGAGTATACTCTCCCTGCATCCCAAGGAATGCCGGCAACGCTTGACCATAATACCCAGTAACACCTTGAAGTTGTCCGCCAGCAAGATTCTGACCAGTCTTTTTGTTGACCTTGAAAATGTCTGTAGGTTGAGGTATGCTTGGTGCGCTTCCTCCGAATAGTGATCCCATATTATTTTATTCTGTTAAGGGTTTTTTGATAGTTCCAGATTCTTATGCTTGGACTGTTTTTGAACTGGCGTTGAAATACGATAAACTCAAAGTCTCCATCAAACTCGCGCATGATAAACGGCATTTCTCCAGCGCAGTATGTGACAAACAACGAATCTGCATGATGCCGTTGGGTTGGTGTGGTTGGATCGCTTGAGTGTGCGAAGAAACCAATCGCAAAGCATTCAGGACGGCACAAAACAAAACCATGACACAGGTGCCAATCAAGCAAATGTGCAAAGTTTGTGTTGTGATTTGAGTAGTCATTAAATGCTTTCGCTAGGTATTGGTTCATCGAATAATTGAAACGCAAACTTCCGGTGAATTAAATTTACTTCCACTAGAAGTCAACACATCAAGAACAATTGATGAATTTGTTTTAGATCCAAGATTTGGCCTTCCAATAATAACATCACCAGAAGTATCACCAGATGCTGCTCTTCCAGATCCTTGATACATATAAGAAGTATCTGGCATATCAGTTGAAAAATTTATCTGAAAACGACCAGTGTCTGTTTTTAAAACGCTAGAAACATTTCCAGACTTATAGATAAATCTATTTGTATTTAGTGTGTTAGATGCCCCAGAAGCATCTCGCAGCATATCAAAGCTAACCCATGCCCTTATCCCAAAAATTGGAGCAGTTCCATCTGGAACAGGAAACTGAGAAAAATTTGAGGCATCCTTATAAAACTTAAATCCATTTGGACCAGTTAAATAAGTCTGTCCATTGTTGTTTTCAATAATTAAATCACCAGTTCCATTTTGGGTTACAAATAGTCTTCCGTTCTCGCCTGACTCCCTTGTAATTGACGCATTTGTATTTACTCCAGATTGAGTCCCAAATTGCAATACAGAAGTTCCATTAGAAGCGCGAGATGGAGTAATGCTTAAATAATACGGGCTAGATGAAGCACCGAAACCAATATCTGTGTAATCGCTCCCCCAAGAAACCTTCCCAGTAGATAATTTCTCTGGTGTTACAGATCCATTGGTAATGTTGTCCGTGGTAACAGCTGGAGTCGCCAGTTCATTTGAGGTAATTTTTCCAGCGGCAACGCGCAACTTTCCAGAAGAAACCTCGATTGTTCCATTAGTGAAAACCGCATCAGATGTCATCGTCGTCTGGTCGATGATATTGTTCATCTTAGTGCTAGTGATTGTGTCAGTAGCCGTAAATGTGTAGGTGGTATTAACTGCGCCCATAGCGGTTATTTCTGTGAGATAATTTGTCTGTTGGTAACGGAACCAGCAACTTTAATGGAGTTCACCTTGGGGGAACCAATGGTTCTTGTCAAGATCATCGTGCCAGTATAACCGCGAATGCCACCAAGTCTGCAACGAATGCCAGCGGTTTCCGCCTCCCCTGTGAAACTAGGTTCCAGTATTTCACCTCCAAGAAACTGTGTAGTAGTTCCTATTTCCTCGGCATTATCTGGATCTTCAGAGGCAAAAGATATGCTATATTCGCCTTTTTGTCCCGGTAGGTTTTGCATTACCAATTGGGCATCCGTAAACCTTTTGCGCTCCATAGTACCCAAATCATAGCCACGGGTAATAAGCCTTGAGTTAATTGTTGGTGTTACAACAACACTTGATGTGTTTGACACACTTAAACTATCGTTTGATGTGTCCGCTGCTTCCATTTGGTGCAATCCACCATTTGCGGTCACGGCATAGATGTTGTCGCGCACTTCTGCGCTGCCGATCACAAAGTTTTCGATCAAGAACCGTGAGTCTCCGAAGGTGTCAAGCGACTCCCAACCTTTATTTAAGAAGTTAAACACCAAAATTGCGTTATTTCCACGCGCATCTCCAATTCCCGGTGCTGAATCAAGCGGAACTGCAAGGTAATATCGATTGTTGAACAGTATTCCTACAGATCTGTCGGCATAATTCTTGTTAATTCGGTCGATGTAAGGTTGAATGTTCTTGGAAATTGGCTCATCAGCCCCGCGCAGATTGTAATCGTTGAGGAACTCAACGGCATAAACACCATCATCGGACAGGAACATGACCATGTTTCCACGGGAAACTATAGTCCTACGGGCCAAGCATCCAACCTCGGAGGTTAATTCTGTGACCTTGGTGTCCAGCAGGCTGCCAACCGTACCAGAAATAAGGTGCAAGCTATTGCGGTTAAGCACAATCAGCGCATCGTCGTAAAATCCATGCATCCCCACCACATAATCGGCAGTACCACCGCTGATGCGGAACTGGTTCTCGATCTGGTCGAAGGTCGTGGTATCTAGAATATCCGAAACAGCGATCTCGTCGGTGATTTTGGTGCTGGTGTAGGTCGGCGCATTATAAGCCCCAGACTGGTTGTAGTAGTGTGGAACCCACAATCTGCGCTGGAAGT